GCATTTATTGTTATATCCTTATCTCCACTAAATACTCTTACTGGTTCATCCCAATTTTCTTTTTCTCTGACCTTTAGTTCATACATCTTTTTAAAATCAATTCCAATGAATGCATTACGTGAATCTTCCATTCTTAATGTCGCTTGCATTATACGCTTATTTCTTGTTTGTAATGTCCCGTCTTTTAGGGGGAAGTCAACATTTAATGTTTGAATATCAGAAGTATACGGCAATCCAATATGTACTAAAGTAGCCATAAAATCTAATGTAATTATACCACCATTTACTACTAATTGCTTATGCACATTTCCATCAGCTAAAATAGATACTGTTTTTCCTTCAAGATGTGATAATCCTGTTATTGTATTGGTAGCAACTCCACTATAAGTAATACCACAATCAACAAAATAAGATTCTTCTGATTTTATATATGAATATGTTTCTCCATCATCATCTACTGAATAATAAGTAGTTGGTTCACGCTTTGCAAGTTGCTCCACATATCTTTTAGCAACTCCATCAATTGTTCTATTTACAATAAACCATACTTCGTCACGATCTACTCCTGCAATGCTTCCTACACCTTCAAATTTGCCGTCTGTTACATGTTTAGACCATCCCCATACATCTTGCTCCTTTAAGTAAGTAAACCCTAGCAATGTTCCATCATCACAAACGCACCATATAATTCCATTTGGTTCTTGTGCGTAGGCCCAATCAATTACCTTTCTGCCTTTAAATAGGTGTTCTGCAAGTATTGTTAATTCATTACCAGTATATGAGTCAGAATTGTAATCGTAACCAATGTCTCTTATTGATGATCCTTTTGCTTCTGAATAAACCATCTTATTACCTACGGTTAATGGCGTTAAGTTTGATGCACCGTAATAACCTTGTTGTACTGCTGACTGCGAACTAGGTGTAATTGCAGCATCACCGCCACTTCCTATTTTCCAGTTACCGCCAGTGGTGAATGCAATTATCTTATCTAATGATTTTAGGTTCTGAATAATATTAACCTGTTCGGCAACTAATGGTGTTGTAATGCTATCAGAATCAACCATGGGATACGATATACCAAAGTTAGTATAATCACCACTTTGTGATCCCCATAACGTCTGTGGTTGATTTGCGGTGCCACCAAACCATAATCTATTCTGAAAAAATACCACCGCGCAAGGAAAACCATTTAATCCTGACCATGCCCCTCTATAAAACAAATTAGTTGCAGAAGTAGAACCTAATTCTTTAAGTACTGTTGCTGTTGCGCTTGTACCGCTTGTTACTGCTGTTATTTTAGCTATGCCTTTACTTGTATATGGGTCAAAACTTAATGTAACGTTGCATGTTCCGCTTGTATATACTCCCATAAATGCCCTAATTAATATAATAGATTCATTTTCTGTTCCGCTTGCTATTGGATTATAGTCATCGACCGAACTATAAGTTCTTAATTTAGTCCATGTTGTGCCATTGTCTTCTGATTTTTGAACATATAAAGTTCCTTTCCATATTCCGTGAGTAATTAAATTCCATGTTCCTTGCCCTCTTACTGATCCAGTAGTTGTTGCAGAAGATAATGAAGCTGAAATAGACTGATCTTCAATATCTTGTTCTATTTTCATTAAAGATCCTATTTCTAATGAGTTAAATATTGAAGCTGTAGAGGTCAACGTCACTGTACCAGTTGTTGCGGATGGTGTTATTTTTGTTGTATCTACTAAATTAACATTTGCAAATGGTCCATCGTGGTAATTAAATGTTGTTAATGTCCAATTATCATCAGCAAAGCAAGATAAAACCATTGGTGTATGATTAGGATGTACTAAATACAATACATCTGCAGATTGTGCAAATTTAATCATGGGTAATTCAGTATCTAAATATGGGCTGACTACTTCATACGGCGTTCCCATTACCTTTATTTGCGATCCATTTGCATAGAATCTAATGTATAGATCACCAAATTCTAACATATATGTTTTTGTTGAAGACCTTTGAAATGGTATTAGTCTGCTTTTCTTTGCACTTTTTTTAGATTCTGCTATAAATTTAGTGCCTGCTCTATTTACTGCTGCGCCATGAGCCAATGCGTAAAAGTTTTTCATCGTTTTTAAACTACTTGCATACTTTGCTAAGTCTTGCCTTGCATCCATAATGGGGCTAACTTCTCCACCACTAAAACTATTTTGCATTACATGCATTGGATTAGTTGCCATGTTTTTACCTCCTAGCGTTGATATACGCTCTATCTGATCGTACTTTATTGTTATCTGATCTTTTTTGCGCTCCCTCTACTGCCCCATGAAGCATTGCAATGGATAAAGCATACTGATATTTCTGTGTTATTTCTTGCGTTCTAGTTGCACTATTGGTTAATGGCATGATCAAATCAAGTGCCAACTTATACGCCAATACATCAATAAACAACGGATCATACAACATAGGATCAACTATATTAATAGTACATTTTGCATATGCATTTTCAATGTCACAACCAATATACTTATCAATTCCACTTGTTAGCACTTCATATTCGTTTTGTATTTCTTGGTTTGAGTTAGTTCCATTGTATATTCGTCTGATATGTAAACACTCTGGTGGATATGAATACACGTATGACCATTCTTTAATATCAGATACCACCTGCGCCAACATAATGCTTTTAGTAGCAAAGTTCCACGGAAATTGTCTCAATAGAGAATCTCGTGTATATGGGTAGAATAGGTTACACTGCTCTGCCTGTGCGCTTCTTTCATCCAGTGAGTTAATGCTACCTTGCCCTATATGTGCTAATGCCAAATTACAAATATCTATTACGCTTGCCATAACTTCCTCCTAATTATAAAAATAAGGCAGGAAATTAATCCCGCCCTATTTATCTTTTATTTAATTTGCACATCAATAGAGAAGTTAATGTCTATTGTTCCTGCTGTCATTGGTCCAGTTCCTACGATGTAGTAAGCACGGATATAACGTTTTGACCCTGGGGGAATTAATACTTTTACTACTTCTGTATTTGCGGCTAATGCTGTCTTAGCAATCGGCCCGCTATCATACAATACTATTGGAGTTGTGAACGCTAAGTCGACAGACGTTTGCAATTGGATGTTCAATGTTCCTGCCCCTGCTGCAGTAAATGCCGTGCCTACTCTTGCCGTCATATACAATTCATTACCAATTGCATTTCCTGCTGCGCCTTGGTCAATAACATTAACACTTGCAGCAGTTACCGTAATAGGATTGGCTAAATCTAATTGTAATGCTTTATCAATAATCATATCTTATACCACCTTTGTTTCAGCATTGATAATTTGGTCTACACGTCTTACTGGAATACCATCAAATGCTACTACTTTTCTGCCAGCTATTTCATCCATTGTTAATTGATAGTTTGTTTTGTTAACAATCTGTCTACGTAAGAAAGAACGAACCTTTTGGTTTACATAGAATACAGGTTTACCCATTGCTTGATTAGGAAGTAATTCAATTGCTTGTGTCATAAGGTCAATCAAGTCAGCACCAGCACTAGCGTTTTTAGTTAATGCAGCAGTATCGATATTAGCAATACGAACCACATATCTCCAATCCCTTACGGTAAAACCACAATCCCACTTATAATGAGTGCGGTAACCTTGATATTTATTGCCGTTTACATCAAATAATGTTTGTTCACCAAGGTCTTGATGTTGAAAACCAGCCTTAGAACCTTTAGGGAAAATACCATGTGCAGTAAGGTCGCCCCAACATACTAAATAAATAGATGTTAGTCCAGTAGAGCCACCACCATCTAGGATATTAGCCCCACTCGGTGCAGATAACGACGAGAATCTAGGTTGCAATCCTACGAATCTTTCAGGATTAGCACTAGTATCACCATAAATTAATGATTGTCCCATGGTTTGATTCATGGATTCTAAATATGCTCTATCTTCGCCAAGTCTAAACTCGCTAGCATTGCCGTTTAAGTCAGCTAAAACTTTATCAACTTCCGCATAAGCTTCAAGCATTCCGCAAGTGTCAGTAATTTGAGTTGTTTCAGATTTACTATTAGGAACACCATAATTTAATAGTCTCCATGCTACAGTTGGTAAACCTGCTCTAATGGTTGTTTTATGACCAGTAGGTAGATTGCCCTCAATCCATAACATATCATCTAAAATTTCATTAGTTTGAGTTAATACCTCAACAATTTTATCTACCTTTCCATTTGCATCTAGGCGTTTTGCCATATCTTGCAGTGTTACTGCTGTTCCAATAGTCGCCATTTATAATACCTCCGTTTTTTTATGTATTCATACTAGGATATAGTACATCTGCTGCTGACTTAGGTGTATATTTTGTACCGCCATCAACGAATTGACCCTCTGATATCTGACTACCAATATTTTTAAACAGTGCAATCATTTGTTTGTGATTACCAAGGCCTGTGGATTTCAATACCTCGATTAACTCAGGACTGCCAAACTTACTAAGAGTTTTATTAGCTAATTCAATTTCAGCAGGTTTAAAAGATTTAGTAGATTCAGTTGCCCAATCTTCTAATTGCTTACGTTGTGCTTCTTGCTGTCCAAGTAGTTTAGTACCATATAAATCAATCAGTTTTTGAGCACCGTCTTGTGTTAGTCCTAAATCTTTGGCAATACCCATAAAATCACCGGCAGATTCTTTATCAAATACCATGCCTTCCGGTGCTGTAAAGTCTGCATACTCTTCTGGTGCTGATTGTTTTGTTTCTTCAACTTTTGTTTCCGTAGAATCATTTGTTATTTCTGTATTTGTTTCGGTCGTTACATCTGTGCCAGTTGTATCTTGTGCAGACGTATCGACTGTTTCTTCTTCCATGTTAGCAACTCCTTAAATATTATTGACCACGGTTTCCCATGGTGATCACACTCCTTATTTCTTAATATTTCTAGTATTAAATAAGAAATACAACTAATATCCACTCCTTTTAAAATAATTTATACACACATTATACCATTTATACATAATATGTGTATAAATATTTATTTGTTATGATAAAAAGTTTTTAACTGACTGTATTGCAGTGTCTATCATACCTAGTTTTACAGGTTCTTCCTGTACAGACATACTCATACTCCGCATTAACGGCTGTTCCGAACTAAGAGATTTTACCCATTGTGCTCTTAAATATAATGTATCTCCCACAAATATACTTGACTTGCTTGTATGGACTTTGATAGTACTACCTGCTTCAAAAGTAAATGCTCCATAATCATTAGTTGCAGAAATTGTTAACTGTCTTGTACCTGTATTAGCATTCTCAGCGACTAACTTATAATACCACACCTTAGTTAGGAGTCTATCTGTACTGTAATGGTTCTTGAAGATATCATCAGTATCATGAAAAGAACACACAGCATCATCACTAGCTTGTGTTGTTGAAACTGTTCCTACAATCAAGTTTAAATCAGGTGTAGGGTCTTCTTTCTTAGCGTATGTAATGAACATTCTACAAGGCATCTTATCCTTTATCCATGTGTTATCACCACTGTTCGCCCTGCCTGCAATTACTTGACTAGCAGAATCCCATTCATACATAACCATGTTTCTCCATTTATTATCATTAGGAGGCTTTCCTGAGGTATCATGACACATAACTGTAAAACCCACACAGTACTCCCACGTTTGCCTTTCGTTATTTACAGAGGCTACATAGTAGTTACCGTTAGATTGATATAACAAGGAAGTGTTAACCATTACAGTTTCAACAGTAGAGGTATCTTTAGGAGGTGTAGGATAAGGAGGTTCCGACCAACCACCATTACTATTCAAAAACAAAGTATTTGACTGGGTATTAGGTGGAGTTATTCTTAAATTACCTAATTCAATACTTTCAGTATCTATGGTTCTAAAGTTTTTAGGAATCCAACAATATAAATCGTCACGATACGCATAGTTATAACCAGCCCACTTAACATCAGCACTGTCCTCTGCAAGTGACATTAAAAATCTAAAATCATCTCCGCCAACTTCATCGTACGATAATACAGTGGGTGGCATAACGGCATACCAAGTAAAGAAAGGTTTTACTTTTCTATTGGCAATCAAGTTGCAGTAACACATAATATCAGTGTTAAATACTGTAGTTCTAGGTGGATCATAATCCATATTTTCCATCCACTTACGACCAATAGCGTCCATGTCTTGACCTGTAACATAATGACAACCTTCAATAATTGGCTTTATCTCACACGGTTGGCAGTCTCTTTGTGACCACGGAACACCAGTATTTGAGTCTCCAAGCACATTAATATTAGTTCTCTCTTTGCTAAACATGTCATAGTTTTCAGCATATAAAGTATAGCATTTTCCTTTTTCTAGCAAGAATCCATTATTCAACTCTACTTTGGTAATAACATCATGTCCATGTTCAATCGGCTCACCTTTGTTTTTAAACCAATCAGATTCATAACAACTTTCTGCCAATGTTACTTGTTCATTTTTTTCATACTCATTACAATTTCCTAGTTTAATTGAGTATCTAGCATTATCCCTATCGTCACCAGCAGGAGAATCAAGTCTAATGTTATAACCGTATACTGTAACATCTGATTCAGCTGTGAAAGAATATGGTGTTTTTATCGACATATCAAACGAATCAACTTGCAAGTCCATCAGTTGTCTTTTTTTGTAGTGAGGGAAATATAGTTTATTATCACTTCCTTTGTCATCATAGAAAGACATTGCAAGTGCTCCACTTTGCTTATTAGCGATATGTTTAACTACCATTCCAGTTCCGTCACTACTAAATGTAACTGTATTTCCAAATCTTATGCTGTGTTCGGCAAATCCAACAATTCCAAGATGATTAAAATCAACATCAACTCCGTCAATAATCATTCCACTGCCTACTATTTCACCGTTGTTTCCCATTGGAATCTCACCATCAAGTAACTTATATACTATTGGTTTAGGCGGCAATGGTTCATCTACTATTCCAGTACCACCATACATTATTCTTGATTTCTCGTAGCATACAACTTGCAATGAAATCATGCTTTGGCTTAATGCATATAACCAAATAGTTTGCGTAACTACCGATCCAGTTACCCCGCCAACTAATAAGTTATTGCTTGCACCTGGTATTAATAATACTGCATTAGTAACACCATTTATATCCTGTTTTATGTTTGGTTCTTCACAGCCTTCGCAGATATATACATTCCCTTTACCATAATTTATTACGTTTACGCCGTTAACGTTTAAAAAGTCTATTTTAGTTAGTTCATTACTTGCTAATGTTACAGTCATTTTAGGCAATCCATGTAATATTCTCATTTAATTACCCCTTATTTTTACATTTTATTTCAATTGTAACATTATCTTGGTAAATTATGTACTCTCTTTCTGCCTTGTGCATGAGGTCAAGTCCTTCTAGTCCTAATCTTTTGGCGTTTGCTTCTAGCATTAGTGCCACATTTCTTGTACCTTCGTTAAAATATGTGCGTGAATCCCTTGTAAATGATGTTAAATCCTTGCCACAATCAACACATAGCTTGTAGAAAAACCTTCTGCCATGCTCAGTTTTAAGTATTTCTTTTAAATCTTTTAGGTTTTGTGTGTTTAACTCGTTGGATACTAATTGTTTTAGTTGTTCATCTGTCATTGTTGCATTGCCCCCAATCCCGGCATAAGTGCATCAAGTGCGCTTCCTTGCCCTGTTTGCGCTTGTGATAAATCTTTTGCTACTCCTGCTCCTTGTTGTGCCATTGCCATTGCCTGTTGTGCTTGTTGTGCTTGTTGTGCTGCTTGACGTTTTTGTGCCACCTTGTCGTTAGATACTACCACTCCTGCATCTGTTCCAAGCATATTAGCCATGTTGTCAATTGCTTCATCGGCATCAAACTTATCTGCTGCCTGTGGGAATAATTGTGCTAAATTACCAACAAAACTAGATAACTGTTCTAAAGCGTTGATACCACTCATCTTTTGAGCCTGTGCCATTACACTCACATATTCAACCTTAATAGTTTGTTCTGATATTACTTCCATTACAGACTCGTCTGGCACCGGTAATATTCCAGCACGTTGCATTATTCCGAATATGCGATCAACTACATTGGATAGGAACTCTGATTGAAGGTTGTCTAATGCAGGGCCTATCAAAGACATTTTCTCCTGAACTCTCTCGATAATCTCCCTTGCTGTGATATTTCCATTGTCAATACCCTCTAACATTCTAAACAAATCAACAAAGAAATGTTTATCAACTGTTTGTTCTTTGCGTTGAACTAATGACATAGCATCATCGATGTTTAACTGTACTTGACTTGCAGGTCTAACTGCACTATCTCCCATTTCACGTTGATAATATGTTATACCATTAGGCATAGTGTTTACTCCACCCGCCATCATAACATCAGCAGGTGCTACCATGGGAGGATCAATTCCTTTTTTAATGGCAATGTGCACATCTTCATCAACTACCTGCACTGCTTTAGCATCACCAAGCGAATACCCTCCTGGACCATAACCATATATGTCACTACCTACAGTGTCCCACCTAGCACACATAACAGGAAATTCATCATAGCCACCCACATCTAAGAACTCACCATCTTCTAGTCCTGCACACCAGTAATAAGATGAATATTCCTTAGACCATTTATCTAACTTACCTTTAACCATGTCCTTATTCTTAATTATAAGATGATAAACGTCATGGTAATCATTATATCTCTTATTTTCGTATGCTGATTTAACATTAGGTGGGCAATTATCCAGTGTAAACATGTCTACCATTTCAGATACAGTCATTTTTAACAGTCTTGCAAATCGTTTAACCCGCCCTGTATGGTCTGTACCTATTGCATATTGACCGCATGTTAGTGTTTTACACCTAATAACTGTGTCTTCATCATCGACTATCATCATTACTGCAGTGCCAAATACACCTAATTCTTTATAAAACTTATGTGCTTCATGGTAAAAGTTGCTATGACCACATACATCAAGCATAGACTTAGTAACATCATCACACCACCATCTAACACCTTCTATTTCCGCTGTGTCAGTATCACGTAGTGTTAGTTTAACCCAAGGGCGGGTAGGGGATGTAATACCATTGTGCATACCTGCTGCGAATGTATTACTGGCAATGATAGCATTAGTATTTATCATATCGTTATCACGCCTGTTTCCTTGGTTTGGTTGGTCACCATCAAAGCAACCTAGATATGGATTAATATTATCCCTAATTGATTTCCAGTTTGATACCCATTTCTTCTGTTCTGAAAATATACCATCACATATGCGCTTTAACTCTGTTTTATTAGTTGGGCTATCCTTATTACCGTCAAGCCATTTCATATCATCACCTACCCTAATATAGATTTTTTATCTGTTACTGGCGTTACTGGTTGCCCACTAAGTATGTTTTGTGAATACCCCGTTGCTTGCATCATGCCTTTACGTTGCTTCTTATTATCTGCTGCTGTTGCTTCTCCTGCCCCTATATTTGCAGTTGTAGGGGTTGGTGGTGTTGGTTTTACTTCTGGTGCTGATCCAAAACACATGTTATTATCTCCTTCCCAATACATTATATTTTTGATTGTTGTTGGCGAAAAACTGTCCATTGCTATTTTGTTGTTGCCTGATAGTTGATTTCTTTTGCACCGGATACGCAAATGTAAGGCATAAAGCATCTGCTCTATTTGGTGAAGGTACACCGCGCTTCTTCATATCCTGTTTTGATTCTAGTTTAATCTTACCATCAAGCCTTACCTCATACTCTGGACCAATCAAATCATCATACATTACCTGGTCATCAGGATAACTACCGCCATCCTTGAGCCATTGCTTAATTTGAGACCACATATAAGCACGTTTGTTAAGGTAACCTCTATCCGGTGATTCTCCCGCAAACGATACTAATGTCCAGTTGCGCCCCATTGTCTTGCCTGCGCTAATTAATCCAGTGCCATAGCCTTGGTCAACAAATACTGCATCTGCTTTCTCTTCATCTTCAAATCTTGCAAGGTGTCCAGCTAATTCAAAATCATTATCATTCTTTTGATATACTGCAAGTTTCTTACTCATCAATCCCTGTCGTAACCATATTACTGTTTCATCACCACCATCCCATGCAGGATCTACTCCTATTATAATTGGTGCAAAGTCGAATTGTCCAATTGATAAGTGTTTGCCTTTACCCATATCAGCCAATGAAGTGGATATAAACTGTCGATCACTGCTAGATGGGAACTGTCCACGCACACGCACCTTAACAAAGTCACTATCCTCACCATAATCTGTAATCCATTCTTCAAGCTGCTGTTTATTAGTCATAGCTACTGTCCTGCCGTCAATCTGCTTAGTATGCCAGCGACTGCGCAGTTTACCATTAAAACACGATTTAAAACGTCCAGTATTACGAGTAGGATTACCAAAAGCACACCATATTATTTGTGTGTTAGCATCTGTTAAAGCTCCTTCTGTTACCTCCCATATGATATCTGGTATCGCAGATGCTTCATCCATTACTATTAGTATACGCTTTCCCTTGTTGTGTAGTCCCGCAAATGCTTCTGTGTTGCGTTCTGACCACGGTACCATATCTATTCTCCAAGTCTTTGCATGTTCCGGATCTACACTAGATAATGATGTTGCTTGATAATCAAAGCACTCTCTCCCAATCATTAGCCTATGCCACTTGGCAACCTCTGCCCATGTTTTAAGTTTAAGCTGATTCTCCGTGTTAGCTGTTACAACTCCCTTGGTATCTTCAAATGTTGCAATTGCCCATAATATAATCCATGCTACTAACGCACTCTTACCTATGCCATGACCACTTGCAACAGCAATCCTTATAACGTATGATACTGCCTCACCTACCGTCATTTCCTTGGCTTGTAGACGATTTGTTATGTGTGTAAGTATTTCTATTTGCCATAAATCTGGCCCATTAAATTCAGATAGTTCATTTTCTCCCCACTTGAAACATGCTTTAACAAATCCTAGTGGGTTGCTACTATATGTTGCATGGAATATTGTGTACTGTATTAGGTCTTGTTGTGATTTGTTCGCAGCCATGTGTTACACCTTCTTTTCTTGTGCCTGTGCCATAAATTCATTTAATACCCATTTAGGCAATAATGGCAAACATTCATCTTGAAAATTAATAAATAGTTCCAATGATAACCTTTGTCCTGTCGACATAAAGTAAGCAGGATTTAAATAGTAGCCTGCATCCAATCGTTTTAATATCTTATTTAATACCATTCTGCGCACAAACTCCCTGCCACGTTTGCCTGATAACTCAACTATCATCCCTATTTCATCTTCTGTATACCCTATTATCTTACCTTTATCCTTATAACCTATCATATTAGTATTACCTATCATCAATTGAGATAGATCATAAAGCCTACCTTTATCTTGATATGATATTGTTTTTGGCAATACTACATCACGAAACAATCTTGCCCCTGCTTTGTGACTAGGAAATCTATAACCATCTTCATTCATGCTATCCGAAAAATGTTTATTACTTTCGCTAAGTATTTCTCCATCACCATTAATAACACGTTCATTTTTTATCAATTATACCTCCAATCAGCGGGACAAAAATGTCTCGTTTTGATACCCATATGGGACAAAAATGTCTCACTGTAATTTTATAGATAGTTGATTTTATTGGGTTTGTAAGCATCGTCACCAAATCGACTTAGTATAACTACTTAATCGTTAGCTATTTCCTCGTTCCCTAGCAGCTTTTAATTCATCAGCCAATCCTCCTGTTACCGTTACCTCTTGTTCTGTTTTATCTTTCCATCCATAATTATTCTTAAGATTGAATATTACGCCTGCAGGGTTCTTTGCAGTATATAAATGTTCCTCTGCATAATTGTGGCATTTCATCTTTGCGTGTGAAATAGTGTCAAAAAATTCATCATCTTTACTATAATTTAATAAGTTTTCCCTATTAGTATCCAATGCAATACACAACCCAG